TTTAAAAATTTATATATTTAAAGATACCCCTATAATATAATACACTATATACACTATATGGTAGATTAGTGTAATGGGGAAAGAGGGCCATAGATGGTGGGATTTTCTTTTTAGGATGGTAGGATATTTGCTAGGCATCCTAAAATCCCACTTTTTGCTGGCATATTTGAATACATTATTGAATATATTTTTAACAATGCTCTATTGAAATAGAAATCATTGTTAGAGATATAGTCTATAAGACCAGAATACAATCAATTCAAAGATAGAAAAAACCGGACTGTATAAGCTCCGGTTATTCCTCCATCAAATAAACTGATTAATCGAGAGCACCCAGAACCACTGAGGCTTCTTGAATGGTGTCCAATCGTGCGGCAATTTCCTCACAGACCATTGAATCGTGGTCATCAGGTAGCAGAGCCAATGCCTTAATCAATTGCTCTTTGATCGCGTTGGGCATACACCGATTATCGGGGCGATTGGCGAGAATCTGCAACTGCTCACAATATCCTGCAACCAACTTGTCGAGCTTGTCGGCTGCAATGCCTGGCATACGAGCGGACAACTTAGCACCAATGAGCGGGTCAAGATGCTCTGCAAACCATGCTGCAATGGCTTCCTTGGTGAATCGTTGCGATTCATTCTCATTCTTCATTGCTGCTAGCAAGCCAGTGATACCGATTGAATCAGATAGAATCAGCTTGCCTTGTTTATTCAAGCTTGAAGCAATTTTACTTCTCAGATCATCAATCGCATTGATAATGAATGCCTTACCTTGTACATCATTCTGTACCAGCATCAGCACAGAATCAGATACAACTGGTGCAAGGATGCACAAACCGCTCTTACCCTTCTTGCCATCAGTCCTTGAAATAGGCAATGCAACCATGCCATCACCGATTGTCTCAACTTCTTTGGTATTGCGTACAGTGTAGTTTGTCGTGCTCATGATATATAGTTCCTTTTAGATTGATTGTCGAGTTTCTGACAGAATTGTCAGACTACTGACATACTTGTCCAATTGCTGACAGAATACAGGCTACAAGTAGGCAATTGGTAAGCATACCAATATAGAAGCAAATCACATGCCACACCATCAGAAATGGTGCAATGCAGCATCAAGTCGTGAATGCGAATCATTCTCATATCAGCATATCAATACACACACTGGCATCGTGGTTACTCACATCCTGTATCATCATATCATTCTATTCTAATATAAGCATATCAATACACACAATACAAGTGGGGGGATGGGAGCCTTTTTGGAATCTGGTGCGCGTGGTATCCTAAGAACATCCAAAAATATCACTAAAAAATTTTAAAAACAATTACCATACATCCACCAGATTCTGAAAAAATATCTACCCTCCCACACAGAACTACTGCATCCCAATATACTATTATCAATATCATGAAAACACTTCTAAAGTACCCCTCGTTACGCACATCCTCAATGTTATTTTCAGACTCCTATACAGAACACCTGAAATTATACAGGCAGTTATTTACGGATTCTGATATTATACTGGATGTGGGGTGTGGCCCAGAGGGGTCAGATTTACAAGTCGATGGAATAGATATAGAAACTGATCTATCCACCATTGACTTTACTAAATATAACACACTGAATTTTTCAGAGTCCATAGGCTATCTATCTTTGCATGAAGTACTATTTCTATTGAAAATAGTGCATCCCACAAAAATAATCATAAAAGATTTTTTATGTACAGAACCTGTAGATGTTCCATATTTCAACTATAACTTCCAATTTTTTTACCAACAAATGGTTCCCACATTGGTAAGAGCTGGCTATACAATGAAATTAAAACAATTTACTCCAAGTAAAGTTAGATGGAAAGAATTGCTTGCTTCGTGTGGACTTGAATACCATGCAGCGCCCGGTATACGTCCAGTTGTAGGTATATTTATACTATGAGCACCTCCACAACCACATCCACTGAGTCGCGCGCCCTCACACTGCTGGGATCAGGGATTGCACCTGAGACAGTAGCAGCATCTCTCGGTGTCTCTGTTTCCAGAATCTCTCAACTATTGAGTGATGAAGCATTTGCAGCTGAAGTAGCAACACTACGATTTGAATCTCTACAGAAACATAATACAAGAGATTCATCCTATGATACACTAGAAGATACATTACTGGAGAAGATGCAAGATTGCATTCCATTGATGCATCGCCCCATGGAGATACTCAAAGCAATCAGTGTAATCAATGCAGCCAAGAGGCGAGGATCTTCCGCCCCTGAAAGTATTATTGAAAAACAATCCATTATCAATCTTACTGTACCAGTACAAATCATACAGAAATTCCAGACAAATATTCAAGGCCAAGTCACATCAATCAATGATACATCACTACTAACTATTCAATCAGGCTCATTAGATGGTTTGTTGAAGGAGAAAAGAAATGAACATGCTCTGCTGCAAGGAAGTGGTAGTACTGTCTAATGCCTCCAAAAAGGCAGAGGAAGCTGCGGCCCTGAAAAAGCAGTTGCTTCTCGAAGCCAATAGGAAGGCCGCGCGCGCCATGCTCTCCCAGATTCCATCGTTTGAATCAGTCACAGTAGAAAGATCGAAACGCATCCCATGAGTTCTCTCCTGTCGCGCCTTGGTTTCTCAGGATCATCAGATATCTCTGTAGAAGCTGTAGAACCAGCCGAAACAATACGCGAAGCTGCATTCAATGCACAGGAAGTAGTAGATCTTTCTCGCACATCCCTTGATTTCCTAGCAGCAATTGCTATACCAACAGTTTACACATATCCATACCCACCAGTTTTCCTTGCTGTGTGGGATTGGTTGCGTTCGTACATTGATAAGAAGCGAGATTTCTCCCAACTAGCTCTCGGCTTACCACGAGGTTTCGGAAAAACCGCTCTAATGAAACTATTCATTCTGTACTGTATTCTATTCACCGATCGCCGCTTCATTCTCATAATATGTGAAAACACTTCTAAAGCAGTAAACATCCTAAGTGACATTATGGATATGCTCAATGAAGAGAATATCAAGAAAACATTTGGTGATTGGAAACTTGGCGTAGAGACAGATCGACAAGACCTCAAGAAATTTGGATTCCGTGGAAGAAACATTATTCTCATGGCAGTTGGAGCTGACAGTGGGATTCGTGGTATTACACTTAAAAACGAACGCCCCGATGTAATGCTATTTGATGACATACAATCTCGTGAATGTGCTGACTCACAAGTACAATCCGAATCTCTTGAGCGTTGGATGGTTGGTACTGCGATGAAGGCCAAATCCCCGCGCGGCTGCCTGTTCCTATTCACAGCAAATATGTACCCCACAAAGTGGTCAGTTCTACGGAAACTCAAAGGCAATCCTAACTGGGTCAAATTCATTGCTGGTGGTATCCTTGCAGATGGCACATCCCTGTGGCAAGATTTGCAGCCAATAGAACAACTGATGCGAGAGTATGAAAATGACGTATCAATGGGCCGCCCTGAAATCTTCTATGCTGAGGTATTAAATGATGAAACAGCATCTTCAAATAATCTCATTGATCTATCTAAATGCCCTCCAGTACCATATGAACTTGGTGATATTCCAGCTGGGAACTATATTATCATTGATCCCTCAACAGGAAAGATCAACAGCGACGCTGTTGCTATTGGATACTTCGAGGTCTATGAAGGCTACCCAGTCTTACGGGAACTCATCAATGAAAGACTTAGCCCCGGTGATACCATTCATAAGGCCCTTGAACTTGCACTGAGGCACAATTGCAGATTGATCTGTGCTGAATCTGTAGCATACCAAGCTACACTAAATTACTGGTTCCAATTTATCTGCACACAAAGAGGCATCTATGGAATGGAATTTGTGGAAGTGTATCCGGGAGGATTCTCCAAGAACTCCAGAATTCTTTCCATGTTCAAATCCCTGCAGGCAGGGGAAATCTATGTCTCGGAGGAATGCAAGAGTGAAGTGTATTTGCAGATAATGCAATTCAATCCATTGCGCCGTGATAACGTAGATGATGTTCTCGATCTCCTTGCCTACGCGCCTAAAGTACTCGAGATGTATGGAGAGTATGTTGTCAGTATGAATGTAATAGTGCAACAAGATAACTCCTCAATACAAGTACTCCCAGCTTCTGTAAATTGTCCATTCTAAGTGGAGATTCGCAATGGCTGATACTAGATCAGAACTTGACATACAGAAATTCATACATGCGCGCGAGAATGGGAAACTCTCCACGAGGCATAGGAAACTGGTAAATTCCATGGCCTTTTCTCCTCAAGAGAGAGCAGATGAATTAACCAATGAGCTCTCAGATTCTAATATGGCTATGCTAGATGAGGCACTCGGCGCGGCCCGTGATCCAGCAGTTAAGAAGATTCTGGAAGAAGAAAAAACTAACATAATGATGCTGCGGAACAGTCCTCACGCTAAAGAGTCTCCGCAACAAATAGATACATCCTCGCTGCTAGATCAAATAGGTTCAGTTCTCTCAAATCTGTGGAGTAAAAAATAATGGCAACCCCAAACACACCAATCCTGCTTCCACGTAAGACTCAGGAAGCATTGATTCAATACCATCATCAGTGCTACATGCTACAGACCTCGAACTGGAATATACGAGATCAGATGCGGCAAATTGATCTAGCATACATTCGAGAGAATGATTTCACACAGGAGAACCTGCGCGCCAAAGCTGCCAACAAGTACGGTGATCCAACTCGATTCCAGAACATTACTGTTCCAGTTGTGATGCCGATGGTGGAAGCCGCCGTCACTTATCAATCCAGTGTATTCTTAACTGGCCATCCTATATTTGGTGTTGTATCCAATCCGCAAACAATGGATGCAGCAATGCAGATGGAAACTGTAATTGAGGAACAATCAGTTCGTGGCGGATGGGTGCGGGAACTGATGATGTTTTTCCGTGATGGATTCAAGTACAATCTCGCCGCACTGGAAGTGAATTGGGATCGAGTTGTTACTGCTGCATTGGAAACAGACCTCGCATTTTCCACTACCCAAGCGCGCCCCAAAGAAGTAATCTGGGAAGGGAATTGTCTCAAAAGAAAAGACCCATACAATCTCATATTCGATACTCGCGTTGCTCCATCTGAAATCTATTGGCGCGGTGAGTTCGCTGGCTACACTGAATTGATGAGCCGCATTCAGCTAAAACAGTTCGTTAATTCCCTACCAGATAAAATGGTGGACAATGTAATTGCAGCCTTTGAATCTGGTCTTGGATTCAGTGGCATTTCCAGCACTGATACGCAAGGTGGATTCTACACTCCACAGATCAATCCAAATGCACTACTGGATCGTGATTCCAGAGGTACTACTAACTGGATGGCGTGGGCTGGAATTGCAGGCTCGCAATCCAATATCAAGTACAAAGATACATATGAAGTAACAACTCTGTACGCAAAGATTCTCCCTGCTGATTTCGGTATGAAAGTGCCAGCACAGAATACACCGCAGATTTGGAAGTTCATCTATGTGAATCATTCAGTGCTGATCTATGCAGAGCGCCAAACTAATGCACACGGCTATTTGCCAATGCTGTTTTCCCAGCCACTGGAAGATGGATTGGAATATCAGACTAAGAGCCTAGCACAAAATGTACAGCCGATTCAAGATGTAACTACGGCGCTGATGAATTCCAATATTGCAGCCCGGCGCCGCGCCATTTCTGATCGTGGAATCTATGATCCATCACGCATCAGTGAGGCCCACATCAATAGCGATAATCCAGCAGCTAAGATTCCAGTGCGTCCAGCTGCTTATGGCAAACCTGTACAAGAAGCATACTATCCTATTCCATTCCGTGATGACCAAGCTGGTATCATCATGCAGGATATACAGCAACTCCTGCAAATGGGAAATGTAATCACGGGGCAGAATCCTGTACGGCAGGGCCAGTTTGTAAAGGGTAATAAGACACAGCATGAATTCCAGTCTGTAATGTCCAATGCTAATGGGCGCGATCAGATGACCTCGATGCTACTGGAAGCTCAAGTATTCACACCACTCAAAGAAATCCTGAAGATCAATATTCTACAGTATCAAGGTGGAGTATCTCTGTTCAACAGGGAGAAACAACAAGTAGTTAAGATTGATCCAGTTGCACTACGTAAAGCTGTAATGGATTTCAAAGTATCTGATGGACTCACTCCTTCAGACAAACTCATCAATTCTGACACACTGCAAGTTGCAATGCAGGTAATTGGCTCCAGTCCTCAGATTGCTGCTGGATACAATCTTGCTCCTATGTTCTCATACTTCATGAAAACACAAGGTGGGCGCATTCAAGAATTCGAAAAGAGTCCTGAGCAAATGGCATACGAACAAGCAGTACAGCAGTGGCAACTTGCAATGCAGACTGTATCTGAATCTTTCAAAGGAATGGAGCCAGCAGAAGTTCAGAAACTGATGCAGCAACTACCACAGCAACCACAGCCACAACAGTATGGATACAATCCACAGCAACAAGGAGCAACGGCGGTTGGCCAGCCTCCAGTAGAACAAGCAACTCGTATCAATAATATTACAAACAATATCCAGAATCAAGAAGCCTGAGGACAGTGAAATGAAACCAGTACAAACAAGTTTCACCAAAACGGAGCTGACAGTTGAAGAACAGAAAGCAGGTTCCATTCTGTCATCCCTACACCATGCAGTAATTCAAAATATGATTGCAGACATTGCAGAGGAGAAACTAGCGCTTAAATTCACACCCAACGATGTACTCACTTTCACACAGCAAGAAGCAGAACTCGCCGGACAAATAGGAATCCTGAAGCATCTACTGGATCTTAGTCTGGAATCCCAAGCGCATCATCTCAAATAAGGAATACAATCATGTCTGGAATCATGTCAATGTTTCAAAATCTTGTAGGTGGGCCCCAGCCCGCTACTGCTGCACCTGCTACTCCCGGCACTCCTGCAACTCCCGGACAACTACCAGCAGGGGCCCCCGCAACTGGTGCTGCCAGCCCCAATACTGCACCTAATGGTACTGTGCCTGCTATTGGAACTACAGGAACAGACGGAACACCTGCAACCCCCTTCGCTGACTTCCAAGACCTGTGGAAGAATGAACCAGCTGATCCAAACGCCCCCGCACCAAATCAAGGTGTGTTTGGCAATGTAGATCCAAAGAAATTTATGGAAGCTGCTGGCAAGATTGACTTTGCAAAGGTAGTTACTCCAGAACAGTTACAACAGATTACAGCTGGCGGCCCTGATGCAATGAAAGCATTTGCCGCAGCACTCAACTCAGTAGCACAGACTACGTACGCACAATCTGCATTTGCCTCGACGAAGATAGTTGAACAAGCTATGACGAGAGCAAAAGATTCATTTCTAGCAGATTTGCCACAGCACATCAAACAACAGACTGTCAAAGATAATCTGCGTGCTGAAAACCCAATCTTCTCAAACCCCGCCGTACAACCAATTATCTCTGCGCTGGAAGCTCAGATGACTGTGAAATATCCACAAGCAACTGCTACGGAAATCACAGCAATGGCTAAACAGTATGTAGAGGCACTCGGTACTTCTTTTGCTCCGAAACCAGTTAAGGCTGAAAGTAAGAGTGGGACAGGGCGGGAAGAAACTGATTGGAGTTCGTTTCTGTAACTCCTCCATAATGATAGTATAACTCTTTTGAAAAGGAATTAAAATGTTTGTACGTCCTGAAGTTCAAGAAAAAGGAATGGAGCGTAAGGCTCGTGTAGGTGATGGGTTCATGGCAATGCCGCTTGTCAATACTGTGGCAACTGCTGGTAACTTGACCCTTACTGTTGCTGCTGTGTTGGCAGGTGTTGCCCAGTTTACTGGTGCTGCTGGTGCTGTTGCTTACACGCTTCCGCTGGCTACTGACCTGATTGCTGCAATGCCAGATATGGATATTGGTGACTCGTATGTGTTTGTAATCCAGAACACTGCGGCTCAAGCTGCCACTGTCACTACCAACACTGGCATTACGCTGACTGGTAACGTAGTGATCAATGCAGCGTCCAAGTTCGTAGTGCTTACTAAGACTGCGGCCACCACTATGAACGCTTGCGTTCTGTAATCTGAAAGGAAATCAAAATGTCTTTCACCGGAATGTTCAATACCAGTAACTTCACGACCGATCTGGCAAAGAAATCTTTTGCTGGAATGATTACGCGCCTGATGCCTAATGGTACGGCGCCTCTGTTCGGTCTTACTTCCATGCTCTCCAGCGAAACTGCTGTTGCTGTGGAACATGGCTTCTTCAGCAAAACCATGATCTTCCCGTCTGTAACTCTGAACGGCGCAATCAGCTCTGCTACTACCAATGTGTTCACTGTAGTATCCACTGCCAATGTACTTCCCGGCATGATCCTGCGTGTGAATGAATCTCCGTTTGAGAATGTGCTTGTTAATCAAGTTCTTTCTGCGACTCAGATTCAGGTAACTCGTAACGTCGGTTCTGCTGGTGCTGATGCTAGCATTGCAGATGCAGTGGAGCTGTTCCAAGTTGGTAGTGCTTTCGAGGAAGGTTCTGATCGTCCTACCGCTCTCAACATCACTCCGGTTCGTATCACCAATCTGACCCAGATCTTCCGTAACACTTGGGCACTGACTGATACGGCTCGCGCTACGCAAGTGATTGCTGGCGAGACGAATGTGGCAGAATCCAAACAGGATTGCGCTGCGTTCCATGCTGCTGATATTGAGAAGGCTCTGTTCTTTGGTCAGAAATCCAGCGGTACTCGCAATGGTAAGCCGTTCCGTACCATGGCAGGTCTGGAAGCTCTGATCGAGGAATTTGCTGCTGCCAATACCAATGCCGCTGGTGGTACCACGAACTACACGCAACTGGAAGGTTTCCTTGATCCGGTATTCGATCAAGCTACTGATCCGAAAGTTGCGAATGAGCGCCTGCTGTTTGTTGGTGGTGCGGCCAAACGAGTTCTCAATAACATTGGGCGCTTGAATGGTACTTACCAACTGGTTGATGGTCAGACTTCTTATGGTCTGCAATTCTCGACCTTCAAGACCAGCCGTGGCACGTTCCGCACTATTGAGCATCCTCTGCTTAATACCAATACCACGTGGGCTAAGATGGCAATTGCTGTCGACCTCTCCACTTTCAACGTTGCATATCTTGGCGATCGTAAGACGCGCAGTGAAGAAGATATGGGCGATGATGGTATTGATGCAATTGGTGGTTCGCTGACGACTGAAATGACTTGCTTGGTTAAGAATCCTGCTGCCAATGCAATCATCTACGGTCTGACTGCTGCGGCTGCTGGCTAATCTGTTTCAAAGAATAGGTCTTTGCTAGTTTCTTCCTTCGCACTCCTCCTGAAAAAGAAACTAGCATCCTCTCTGCACCATACAACTAGGAGCACTACAATGTCGGATTCTCTGTTTCGCCAATACTTCTCGAAGCATCGTTTCATCACCACCATCCTCCCTAATGGTAAGAGGATTCAATTTACTGGTGGTGTATATTTCACCAAGTCCCAAGATGAGATTGACTATCTTGAAGGCGAGATTAAAAATGGAAGCTCTTTTTTCTTTGTTCGCAAAGGCGAGGAAACTATCTCCGACGATGATCGCGATCCGCTGAATGCAATCAAGCGCCGCGCCGTTGAAGAATATCTCCAGAAGCAAGAAGATAACAAGAAAGAACGTGACATGGGCAGTTCCAGTGTAAAGGATAAACTTGCTGGATTGCAGACTACAAAGAGTATAGCTGCTACTGCTGTTGCCGTATCTGGCTCAGCTTCAGCTGTTACTAAATAATTAACTAGGATTGAGTGATGGCTTCCTTCGCTGAACTTGTTGCTGATGTATATACAATTACCAACAGGCCTGACTTGGTTGCTGAAACTAAGTTAGCAGTGAAGGCCGCCACTCTCAAGGCCCACCAATCAGACTTCTATCCAAAAGATATTTTTGAGACTGGTATTCTGTGGAGTCCAATAGGATACCAGCAATCACTTGATTATAGAACATTGATTCCTCGTTGGAGAGCATTTAAGTATCTGCGTAAATACGATTCCACTGGTGCAACTCCCGGAGACTTCTTCAACATCCTCACCCCAGAACAGACCATAGATTCTTATGGTGTAAATCGTGACGATGTGTGTTATGTAGCCGGAGAGCAACTGGAAATTCGCAGTAGTACAGAAGATACTTACATGCTTTTATCTTGCTATGTGCATCCCATTGTGGATGAAAATACTTACTCATCATGGATTGCATTGGATCATCCATACGCAATTGTGTATGAAGCAGTCTCTAAGATTTTCAAAACAATTGGATGGGATGAACAAGCAGCACAGATGCAAAGGGAAGTAGCTGAACAATTCGCACTTCTACGCAATTCCAATATACTAGCACAAGGATACTAGAAATGAGTGCATCAATCTGGGCACCGGGAACAGCGATATCTGCAAGTGGAAGTGTGCAGAATCAAGCATTCACTGCCACTGCTGGACAGACTCTATTTACTCTTACAACATTTGCATATGAACCTTCCGTGGGTTCTCTTGCTGTATATGTTTCTGGACTGGCACAGCGGCCCGGCATTGATTTCACAGAAACCTCCTCATCCTCATTCACTCTTACAACTGCTGTAGAAGATGGTACCATTGTACTTGCAGTTGGACAGACTGAGATTGTTGCAACTGTTCCAGTAGTTGGTGCTGATCTTCCTACAATTGGTGCAAGTAATTTTGTTCGTGCCAATGCTGGTGCTACTGCATTTGAGGGGCGTACTCCTGCACAGGTGTTAAGTGATATTGGCGCACAAGCAGCAGATGCGCAGCTCACCGATATAGCAGGGCTCACCCCTACAGATAACGGTGTCGTTATTGGCAATGGTGCTAACTTTGTTGTAGAGAGTGGGGCTACCCTTAAGACTTCGTTAGGGCTCACTATTGGTACGGATGTTCAGGCATATGATGTTGATACTGCCAAGCTTGATGTAGACCAAGCATGGACAGGTTCAAATAGAGCCACGCCAACCACCGACAACGATGGCAGCTTCGACATGAACGCTGCTATGGATTTCCTCTGCACACCGTCTGCTGGATTTACACTGACATTCACCAACATCACACAGGGACAGCGCGGCTGCATCTATCTGGTGAATGGCTCGAATTACGCGATTGCAGCAGCAGCTACTACGAAGGTAACAAATAGCTTCCTCAGTGCTGTGAGCGCCACGGGCGAATACTGGATTTCGTACTGGTCGCCTGATGGTACGAATGTGCTAGTGGCTCATGCAGGAGATTTCGCCTAAATGATTTTTCCTCCGATTGGTCATCCTTCTGGTGGCCTTCAAATCTCCAACTCCGCCCGGCTACGGGCGAGTGCGAGTGCGTATTTTAGTAGGACACCTAGTGGTGCCGGTAATTTGAAAACGTGGTCTGTCTCGATGTGGGTTAAGCGTGGAGGACTTAGTTCGGCGGCCTATGCCCTGTTTGGTACAGGGGCAAATAACACAAACGACACCATTGCTTATCTTGGGACAGGTGGTAGTGGGGATACGCTGGACATTATTGTTAGGGCCACCTCTACAATACAAGGAAGATTGACAACAACTCAAGTATTCCGCGATCCGTCTGCTGCGTTCCATTTCCTATTCGTTTATGACTCCCCACAGGCCACTGCGTCGGAGCGCATGAAGTTGTATATCAACGGGGACAGGGTCACAGCATTCTCCACAGAAACTCAACCTGCACAAAATACAGACTCACTTTGGAACACAGCGCGAGCGTTGTATCTAGGTAGGATGCGAGATGATGTAGGCAACTATTTTGACGGCCTACTCTCCGATGTCTATTTCATCGACGGCCAAGCACTCACCCCTTCCAGCTTCGGAGAAACCAACTCCGATGGCGTATGGGTTCCAAAGGCATATTCCGGAACCTACGGCACCAACGGCTTTCACCTCGACTTCAAGGATGCTGCACTCACCGTGGCTTCTAACGTCGGACTCGGCAAGGATGTATCGGGCAACGGGAACTACTGGACCACGAACAACATCAGCGTGACTGCTGGCGTGACGTATGACAGTATGGTGGATACGCCGACGAATAACTATGCGACGTTCAACGGGATCGACAAGACACAAGGGACACCAACATATTCCGAGGCGAATCTGAAAGCTGTTCCCGGCGCAGCGACTTGGAACTGGTCGGTGAGTTCTATCCCATTTAACTCGGAAGGTGTCTATGCCGAATTTACCTGCGTCGGCGCTGCATCTGGGGCTAATAATTCAGTAGGAGTTTCTGCGTATCCGAAGGTTCCGGGCAATGCGTCGCTTGGTGCTGCTGGCGATGGATTCGGCTTACTAGATGGCGGGCAGCAGTATTCCAACGGAACTACGGTTCGGACAACTTCTAGCTACACGACCAACACTGTTATATCAGTAGCGGTTAAAAACTACCGCCTATGGTGGGCGATAAACGGCGTCTGGCAAGCAGGATCAGGAGGTACAGGCGATCCGGCAGCGGATACGTTCCCATCTTTTGTGCTCAATAGTCTCTATCAGTATGTGTTCGCGTGTAGCTCGTATCAGACAGCCGGAGGTGTCGGCTTCTATGCCAACTTCGGCCAACGTCCATTCACATACACACCACCCACAGGATTCAAAGCCCTCTGCACCAGCAATCTGCCAGCGGTAGCAATCCCGAAACCTGCGTTGCATTTTGATGCTGCTACATATACGGGCAATGGATCAACTAACAGCATTACCGGTATTCAATTTCCAGTCGGCGCAGGGTGGTTCAAATGCCGGAATGTTGCCGGAACCAACCATGAGTGGGGAAATGTAGTAACAGGCACTTATTTTGTAGAGCCTAATACCACATTCGCTGAAGCTGACAGAGCAGCAGATGGATTTACATCGTGGAATTCTGACGGAGTTACTTTCAATGGTAGCGGAAGTGGTGGCAACTTTAATACCTCAACGCGAACCTACGCAGCATGGCTCTGGAGAGCCAACGGTGCGGGAGTCAGCAACACTGACGGCAGCATCACCTCCACGGTGAGTGCGAACCAGACGGCGGGGTTCTCGATTGTTACCTATACGGGAACTGGCGCGAACGCGACGGTGGGGCATGGGTTGGGTGTAGCGCCGAAGATGGTGATTGTGAAGAAGCGCACGGCTGGCGGGGGAGGTGCAACTGATTGGGGTGTGTATCACTCAGCCATCGGAAACACTGGTGGTTTGCGACTAAACCTTACGAACGCACAGGTAACTGGACAGGTATCTTGGTGGAATAACACGACACCTACTAGCGCAGTGTTCAGCATCGGAACGATGATTAATCATAATGATTCCGGTGATACCTACGTCGCCTACTGCTTCGCAGAAATCCCCGGATACAGCAAGTTTGGTTCGTATGTGGGGAATGGCTCGGCTGATGGCCCGTTTGTGTGGTGCGGGTTCAGGCCGAGGTATGTGTTGATTAAGGACATCACTTCCGCTGCAAACTGGATTCTGTGGGATGTCGCCAGAGATACGTACAACGTGGTCGGTACGAATCTGTACCCAAATTCAAGCGCAGCAGACACCGCTTCTGGCGGTGCGCTAGACCTGACCGCCAACGGATTCAAGATGCGAACAGCCGGTGCTGGATACAACACCAATACTGAAACTTTCATCTTCGCCGCCTTCGCCGAATATCCCTTCGGCGGCAATAACTGCTCCCCATCACCAGCGAGGTAAATATGTTCATCGACAAAGACACACTGAAACGCATCAACATCTATGGCCCGTACAAGGGATTCTCAAAACTCGACACTCCTGAAATCCGGGAACGTGCAGGACTGATTGAAATTCCTGATCCTGTGCGTGGCAACGACGAGATTGAATACACGCAGGAACTGGATGACGCTCCGTACATCGTCATCACGCCGAAATCTCCTGAGCAACTGGATCGACAGCAAGCCGACAAGGACAAGCGCAACGCCGAGTCTCATCTGGCAGCAACGGACTACTTGTTCAATATCGACAGGCACGATCTGCTGCTGAAGGATGAGCCGCTACGAGAAGCAGAACTGCGCCAATCCCGAGAGGCAGCACGGGCCGTGATTCGCCAACACAAACTGGACTATCCCAGTGAAGGTTAATCAAATCACCACCTGCGACGAAGGTATTACCAACCCGAAGCGCAGTACCTTCGGCGTTACCCTCGCGTTGCGTTGTGGAGATGTACTGCACCCGCTTGGTTCTGATGGCAACTGGTTCAAGCCTCCATATTTCACTAGCATCTTGCGGTTCTATTCTTACATTCCACTTCCATTCATAAGCTGGAATCTGTGGGGATGGCGTG